CGAGTCTTGCTGAAGTCTTGATAGGCTTGTTGAGCTGCATCCTTCCGAATCGTCAGTCTTGCAATCCTATCCTCCGCCTCCTTAATCCTTGGCTTCTGCTCGTGATGGCGACGAGTGCGGAAATCGTTGAAGTGTCCCGTGCGGATCTTGGTGAGTTTCGACTCCTCTGAGTTGACGAGTTTGTGTATCGCTTTGAACTCTACAAGTTCGGGAGGATTCCAATACACATCCACATCAGCGTATTCACCACTCGCACGAGTGGCTTCCAAGGCATCCATCGTCGCCTTCGGGAGCGTATTGTAGTGGTTGTCCTTTGCAATCTTGTCGTCGCTCATCTTTGGTTCTTCTGGGAGGGGAGCCGGAACGCTCGTCAACTTTGGGTCGGGCGACCCAGAACTTTTTGGTGCTTCAATCGGCTCGTGAATAATCGTGTTTTGAATGACTTCTGGAACGGCGATCTCCTTATCCATCAACATCACGATCTCACGATAGATGTTCCCCGTCGTGCAACGCTCGGTGATGAGACTGAGCGTAATGAGTTCAAATGCCTTACCCGATTCAACCATATGCGTGAGGTAGTCAAGTGTGAGTGCAACGGGCATCCTTTTATACTTATATGTCCGATTTTATTTAGACCGGAAGCGTCAATTTTTTTGGGAATGCCGGAGATCAAAACTTTTGGAGGTGCGTCAATTTTCGTCAAATTATCGGAGTGCAGTTTTTTTTATTTGAAGAGGGGCTTTTTTTTATTGAAGTTGCCGGGGATAGGTCTTGCCCTTGGGATTGACTGCATTCGCTTGATCCTCGGGACGATACGGATAGACAAGACCCGCCTTGCGCTGATGGTAGTAGACACTCCCCACGCCGATGCCGTAGTCTTTTGCAATCACCTTCTGGTGTCGGGGATCCGTCTGAATTGCATAGATCTGGTCTGCTGTTAGTGTGGTAGGAGGCATTTACTGCTGAATTACTACATTTTTAGTCTCTTTAGTTTCACGCTCTTTTTCGTCCATAAACTGCCGAATCAATCTGATCCGTTCATACTGCTTTCGTAAATACCAATCGTGGGTTTCTTGCTTCTTGCACTTGACTCCCATCATAGATACGAAGGCTTCCTTTGCAACTCGCATCCTATAATCCCAATCGACCTCCATTCTACTGTCCTATATATTTCGCCCCTTAAATAAAAAACTCATACACTATAGATGCCCTACAAACTACGCAAGGTTCCGAAGAAGGATCTATATTGGGTCGTGGGCGAAGACGGTAAGCATCACAGCAAAGAAGGACTGCCCTTGGAGACTGCAAAGGCTCAGATGAAAGCCTTGTATGTCGCTATGCGAAAGGAAGGAGGAGTCAACATACCAGAAGGGAAGTTCATAAAGGAACACAAGCATCTGCTCGGTGTTCTGAAGCGAGGCAAACGCTCCGAACTGAATGCGGAAGCCAGAGATCAGTCTGCAGAATTGTCCGAAATTACGGGTGGCTCAATTGATATGGAGAAATACAACTTTTACATAAATCGTAAACCGATGCCCGAAGACAAGTGGATCGCTCAGCGTAAACTATGGAGTCCCGATACGGCTACGCCAGAGAACTACCGTGAAATGTATCTCAAGCCTTTCAACTCTGCACCGCTTCTGATGTCGCAGACGTTCGTTCCCGGTGTGGATACGGCTATGAAATGCCCCACGAATGCTGTGAATATTACAAAAATGACGGATGAAGAGTTTAAGAGGCTCCCACCGGGAACTCGTTGGTGCAAGGAAAATGCAGCAGAAGGCACTCTGTCCCAAGGCACCACCAAGACCCAAGAGCAATTAGACTTTTATGAGAAAGAGCGTCAGCAAATGATAGAACAAGCGAAGAGAAATCGTGAATTAGCAGAGGAAAGGTTCTACGATGCAAATCCCGTCAGAAAGTTCTTCGATAAGACGGTCGTGGGCGCACTCACCAAAGTGGCGGATACTGCAATAGACCTCGTTCCTTCTCTCATCCCCGAACTCAAGCCCGTATTCAAACCCCTTGCTGCTGTGTATAAGAACTTTGCACCGCCCGGTAGTGAATACCATAAAGAGGAATCTCTGGGAGATAAAGCCATCAAAACGGGATCGCAACTTTTAGGCTTAGGACGAGGTCAACACCTCCATCGATTGACGGAGTCTTGTGGAGGAGGTGGAGGAGGACACACACCTTCCACACCGTTTAAAAAACAGTTAGAACGAGCGGGAGTGTCGCCTTCTGCATATCTTGCAGAGGCTCAGAGGAAGGCAAAGGCGAAAGGATTGGCTCACAAGTTCTTGGGCTTTAGCGACGATCAGACCCATAAACTACAGATTCCAAATGCTGAAGGGAAGATGGTTCGCTTTGGCTCCGTGGGACTGGGAGACCACATTCTTTACACTCAGTCGCACGACCGAGCCGCTGACGAACACCGTAGGAGATATTTAGCGAGGGCAACGAAGATAAGAGGGGCGTGGGCGAAAGACCCTTACTCGGCGAACTCATTAGCGATTCATATTTTGTGGTAGACTCTAACTGTATGTCCTTTTTCATCACTTCCAAGTCTGCTGTGGGGAGGTCAATATAGCAAGGAATGGTCTGGTCTACGGGTGCATAGAGACGTGTCGTAGGCACATACTGCACTTGATTCCCGCAAGGGTCGGAGTAGTAATTATAGGGAATCGGCTCACCGGAGACTTTCACATTTCCATCTCCTTCCAGAGGAGCCACTTGGATTCTCGTGCCGTCGTGCTTTGTGTAAAACTCGTTGGCTCCGACGTTGTGATACTGAATGTGAGTCGCTGTTGTAATGCTCGGGATGTAGCGAAGTTCATTAGTAGAGGTAGACATATCTACATCTCCTAAAGAAATAAAAAAACGGTGAGCCTCTACGCCCACATCAGAACCTTCCACGTTCCCGCAACGAAAACGCCTTTAAACAACTGATTGACTTGGTCGCCGTTCGCACTTGCAGTGGGAAGCACAACACCCGCCGCTGCAGACGCTGCGGTGTTGGTAGGGACAACGACGAGTTTCTGCAACTGAGCGGCAGACAAGCAAGGGGTCGCATCCCCGTTTACATCATTGTATGTGCCGAGAAGGGGGATCGCACCAGAAGAAGACAACTGTGCGATCTGGGGACACGTCGCCGTAGCGGCACTCAAACTCAGACCGGTGCAACCAGCCGCACCCGTAAATGTGCCGACAAATAGCAAAGAACCGGATGCAAGGGCACTCTGCGATGTAGATAATGCTGGAACCGCCATCTGTTATATTCTAACTCCATATTTTATTTTTTACATTAATCGCTGTTCCAGAGAACGGGCTCCACGGCGACCCGCGCCAGTTCCAGCACCGGTTCCAGCACCGGTTCCAGCACCCGCAGATCCACGGATGGCGGATACTACACCGGGAACGGCTTGGCTGACCGCCGAGATCGCTGGAGATGCAGCGTCGTATGCCTTCTTCGCACGGCTGATGGCGTTTGCAAGGGAGCCAAAGGAGAGACCGCCGACGCAACGCTCCAGACCCGCACTTGTGCCCTCGGGTGCAAGAGGGGCGTTGATGATGTTCTGCTCGGAGAGAACGCCCTTGATGATACGGGAAGAGCCACGGATGGACTCGAAGAACCCGCTGTTGGCGGTGATGGTGTAGATTGTAGGGGTGATTGTGTAGTTTGTGTTGTTGAATACTTGAAGGTTATACTGGAGAGTGAAGTTGCCGACGAGAGATGGGGCTTGTCCCTCTTGGAGTGTGATGTCTTGGGAGGGCTTGAGGACGAGAACGGAGCCGACCGAAGGCACGATCTGACCCGATACACGGTTGGCGGGGGTCGCACCAGCCGGACTGACTGCATATGAAGCACCCCCGCAGTGGAACTGACCGCTCCACTGAGCCCAGTCCATCTGGAGACCGTTCTTGACGGACATTGAATAAAGTTCCTCCGTAGTGTGGGACGACAGCAGACCGCTAAAATTATCAAAGTTGATGCTGAGCGGGTTGACTGTATTCCCGCCGATGGTCTGGCTACTCGCCAGAGGAAGGTAGAAGTCGGCGTAGTTGTTGGCGACAATACCGCCCGAAGACACGAACGCCGCAGTGGATGACTGAGCTGCCTTCACATAGATGATGAGAAGGTCGGGGATCGTGGGGAGCGTAATGGTCTGAGACTGCAACTGGGCGGTTCCGCCGGGCGCGATCGTCTGACCCGAGCCTTGGGAAGAGCCGTTCTGGGTGATATAACGAGGGAACTCCATATAGGGGATGACGGACTTGGGAGGCAGAGGCACGGAGAGAGAAGGGGTGAGGAACTGGGTGTTGACGACTGCACGAGCCCAAGGACCAGCCGTTGAGCCGAGGGAGAACTGGATGTTGCTGAACGTCTTGCCCGTGCGAGTCGTGCAACGGATGATACGGCTGATGTTGCTCTGAAGGTTCATCACCAACTGGATGTTGTTGATGCCGAAGAGACCGGTGTCCCACTCGTGAACGTCGGCGAACACGAAGGGAGACAGCACAATAGGCTCAGTAGAGGTCAGCTGCATATAGAGAGTGTAAGTTGTATTCACGAATGTGGTCGCCGAAGAAACGGGAACACCATTCACAAGGTTGTAGGCTGAACCGACGGCGGGAGCGACCGCAGTAGAAGTGGCGTTGGTTCCAAGGGGACCCGACACAAAGGTGCCGTCCACACTCGTGAAGGTCAGACCCGGATACGCACCGTTGCCGACATCATCTGAACCGCAAGATCCATCGTAGCCCGAGAGAGGGTTGTTAGGGGCGCCGAAGGCATCGTCATAGGACTGATAATTATCCAGATAGGTGGGGCAAGTCCTCTGCTGACGATTACGCTTCATATCTGCAAGACGGAGAACCTCCTTGAGAACATCTTGGGAGTTGATGACGGAGGTGGTGTCGTTGATGGTCGCCGACAGCGTAGAGCATACGGAGTTCATCGGGAAAGGGCAGACGGAGAAATCCACGCCCGGTCGGACGATAGGAGTTCCAGAGGGGGCTGGGGGGACGACGACTTGCATCTGCAGACGCATCGTCCCCGTCCACTCCAACTTGCGATCGACGAAGACGTTCTCGCTGGGGACGTAGATGTTGAAAGTCAACTGGGAGGAGGTGGCGGAGATGGCGTTAAAGGGAGCGTTCGTCAGCGACAAAGCACCCTTTTCAACAGCATACCGAGGGCGCGTCTGGACGATACGGGAATCATACACGGCGAGTTTCTCGATGTCGGCACTCATTCGGTTATATTCTTTGTGGATATTATTTTTTGCTTAGAATTACAATCTTCTCAGATTCCCATCACACGCTTATGGCGGAACATCATCTTGAAGTCAACAGAGGAAAGGTTAAACATCGTAATCGGGTATAGTTGGTTATTGAGGCGATGCTTCCAAAAGACTTGCACGTCGATCGTGCGGATGTCTAACTTGCTATTTGCGAGGTCGGAGATACGATACTCGGCATTCGGTGCGTAGTAGATGAAGCGTCTGTAAGCGTCAGCACCATCGGAAGATAGATCAATAGCGATGTCGGTGATGGAGTTCACGAAGGCAGACTGGTTGGAGGGCGACGAATTGCCTAAGTTGTTGGAACCCAGAATGATGGGGACACCCGTAGCCTCGGATCGGATCGGCATTAACGTGGTCGTGAAAACAATAGAGGCGATGGGAGACCAGAGAGTTGATGTGGAAGTGTAGTCTTGCGTCATAATCCAGAAGGGCTTCTGCACCGACATTGAAGCCGTCGCAGCGGGAGAGCCCGGAGGGTTTAATGAGCCATTATAGCCCGGTGCTGTAGCGGGATTTCCACCGGGCGGAGCATACGCCGCACCCGATCCTCCTTGGGGCGGAGTCGCACCGTATGCCGCCACGTTCGTGAAGAACTTGTTGATGAAGAGATACTCCCACACATAGCCTTGCTGGACGGGATAGGTGAATCCCGTGATCTGCGTCTTGTTCCAGTAGGTTGTTGGGAAGTTGGAGAACAAGCCGTAGGTGTTGTTGTTGCCGAATAAACGGCAGATGGGTGGGGAGGCGGGTCTGCCTTCTACTGCAGAGGGCACAAAGGTCATAATGCGGGGACCGAAGCACATAGAGTCGCCGTAGAGACTGATGAGTTCAGAGCCCGACTGGAAGACGAACTGAGGAGGATACACATCGTTCATAAAGGGAGACGCACCCGTGTTGAAGCCCGAATAGGGGAATGCCGTTGTGATCTGACCCGGTGGTTTTGCCCCTTCTGAGGCTGCACTCAACCACTGACGCTGGAACTCATCATACGCCGCTTGGAATGCAGTCGTGAGAGCGGTATTTATCATCGTGATGACCGTCTGGTAGGAGTAGCAAAAGTAGTAGGGAGACGAGAGATCTTGCTGGATCGTGGGAGGCTGAGGAATAGGACACAACAACCGATTCTGCGATTCGGGGACATAGATGAGTGCGGTGGGCGTGGGGGTGCATTCAAAGTTCACGGTCTGTAGACCACCATTCGTGGGGATATTCACCCTCCACGACTGCGAATAGGTGATGGAGACGGTGTAGGTTGTGAGGTTCACATTTAGAAGGGGGTTTGCCGTTGTTCCGACTGCAATATTGGGAATGAAAAGGGGAAGGGTCAAATTGGGACCATTCATCTGAAAACGCACGATGGAGTAGTTATATTTTGAGGCATCTTGCACGAGTGCGGTGTCTCGGGTCTCGTTGAATCGGATATGCGGATTCTGTATTGCTACACCGGTCGTATCAAAATCTCCCGTGTTGTTGTTGATAATGGAGGCGTTGTAGTAAATATGGGAGGGGAGTCCGTCGTCGGTTTTGTCCGCTGAATAATCAAAGGCACCACGATAAGCCATTCTATACTACAGCCACATATTTATTTTTTCAGTTTATCATAAGTGAGTCCCGCCACAAAGTCATCGGGAGCAAGACCACTCGCTTCTATCACGTCGTTGTAGTCTTGCAGAGACTTGTCCTTCATCATCAACCTTGCTACGCAATGGCGACCGCAAGTGGCGATAGACGGCTTGTCCTTCTGGAAGGCGTGAGTGTTATAGAAAACCGGTTTACCAGATGCACGGAGCAATTTCGTCAAATAGGGGCGATCAATATCGAGCTGCTCCATCCGGGTTTTCGAAAGTCCGTCTTTCTGCTCTTCCGGTGCTTCACCGTAGGGATCAAAAAACTCTATTCCATTCGGTCTACGAATCATACAACACCAATGTCCCATCGTCGGTGATGCATTCGGAAAAAGCAATATGGATCTTCCTTGCGAGTCAAAGGCTTGGTTAATATCGGACATCTCCCCTAACTGTGGGTATGTGTGGATGCTTACATTTCCCAGTAGTTTTCGTATATCATCGTCCCCTAACGGATACTGTTTGACCTTTGCTATTCCGCCACGCTCCATCTATTAGTGTGAAAATATTTTATGTGTATCTAATATAGAATGAGTGCTTGGAACCCTTCCTTTTACTACAGCGTAAATGAAGTCGTTTCGTATCAAGGCTTCACCTTCATCGCAGCGGTTCCGAACCAGAATGTAGTTCCCTTCCCTACAAATCCCACGTGGACTGCATTCAATCCGAGTGGTGGTGGCGGGACGGGCACAACCTACCAGTTGTCGCAGAGCGGGAACCTTATCACACTCAGTAGCGGGGGAGGCTCCGTGGATGTCGCTCAGACCACACAAGTGGGAGAAAACACGCACAACCTCACTCCTATCTTCTATAACGATGTAGCCATCGTCCCTATTACTGAGATCCAAGGCGATGTCCTTGTAAAGGATGGGTCGCTGACGCTTAACTCCGCCAACGATGTCTCTACGCTCGGCGATGTGAAGTCCTCCGTGGGACTCACGGGGGCGGGTCAGCCTTACTCTTTGAATGCAATCGGCGCGGTCGTGTATGGAGGAGGTGCGATCGGTCCCACGGGTGCAACGGGTGCAACGGGTGCGAATGGCTCGAATGGAGCCACGGGAGCCACGGGTGCTACTGGTCCCACGGGTGCAAACGGCTCAGATGGAGCCACGGGTGCTACTGGTCCCACGGGGTTGGATGGAGCCACGGGAGCCACGGGTTCCACGGGTATGAACGGCTTAGGCACTTTGGTGTCGGGCATTTGTATTGATGGTGGGACTTATATCGTCCCGCCCGGCTATTTCAACATCAATTCCTATGGTTCGTCCCTCGTTATAGCATCTACTCCCGCAGTGGATGCCTATATGACCTACGCTGCAACTCTTGGGTATTCTTTGTGGTCTTTTGTAGGCTCCACGGGCAATACCTTTTCCACTCCTTTCGTCATACCCGCTCCTTTCATAAGGTCGCCCGATCCGAGCGGAAATGTGCTGTGGGAACTCTCTCAAGACCCTCTCAGTATTCAATTTATCTGGGGTCTTACGGGCGGAGAGCAGTATAACATCTTTTTGAGTGATGTAAGCCCCTATGGAATGACGGGAGCCGTTGGTCCCACGGGTGCAACTGGTCCTTTCTCTCAAGCCCTCGCCAACAAAATCCTTGTGAATGATGTTGCAGACCCAGCGGGAGGCGTGGTGAACCTTACTTGGACGACCGGTCAATCGCCTAACATCTATGTGCCTTATGCAGTAGGGACAGCAAACACCACCGTCGCCCCCGTCGCCCCGAGTGCGGAAGGGACTGGGTGGCGATTCAACAAGACCTACTCTGCTCCAAATGTAGCGACTGGCGTGAATCCACTTGTAAATGGTGCTACTTACACCATCATTGCCGTGGGAAATCCCGTGCTGAACTGGGTGGCGATGGGTGCTTCTGCCGCAACCGCTGGAACACAATTCCTCTACAACGGGACGGCACCCGTGGGAGGCACGACCACTGCTGGATCTGCCTATGCATCTACGAAGATGTCGTGGTATGCACTCAATGCCCTCTTTTTTGCTTCGCTCCCCACGGCTATTGTCCCTTCCGTCGCTATGAAGAAGAAGAACCTTCGCTCTGCGTGGTTCTTAGTCAAGATGAACTCGGATCTGGCTCTGCAAGGCTCTCTCGCTATTCAGATTGAAACCTACGCATACCAGTTCGGTGGTAATACAACGAACGACTACACGGGTCGATGGGCTTACTCATTCCCTCTTCAGCAGAGCGTGGGGTTCAACGCTCAGACCACGACCAACATCACAACGGGTGCGGGTCTCAACTTTCCCCGTCTTCGTGCTGGATTCACCTACTTGCTGTATGCGGGGGATATGAGTCCCGCCTATCTCCCCCTACAAGCAGCGGGATCGTATATGGTAGGTGGTTCTGCCCTCTTTGCACCCTCGCAAATCAGCACGGAGAACACTCTCCGTGATCCTTACAACCTCTACACGAACTACCCGCACTTCGGGCTGACTTCTACCGCTTACACACCGAATGCGACACAACCGGCTTATGGTGGATCAAGTCCATACACCGACCAAGGCGATGTAGAGGTTGCATCCATCTACCTCAACTCCTCGTCCACCTCCCCTCCCATCGGCGTGGGGCAGACCACGCTCGACTTCAACGTGATGGCGTTCGGGTATAGCGGACTCGTAGAAGGCGGTGGGGAGCAGACATTTAGTTATACGACCCAATGGGTTAATTCTTAACGCAAGTCGTTGTCGTGGAGGGGGTTCATATCAAGGAACGACCAGATTCTGGCGCGTCCCCACTGCTCTTTACTGAGTTTGAACCGCATAGGAGCATTCACATTCTTCTTAAAGCTGCCTTTCATTCTCACCGAAGTAGGATTCGTTTTGTATGCACCTACCCCCCTATTATAGACTTGCTGTAGCACATCTTCTGAGTATCCGAACAATTCACTCAGTTCTGGAATAGAATATCCACGATCTTCCATTCCATAACGCTCTAAGACTCTTTCACGATGCGTTTTCATCTGCAGATGGTTTAGATTTTATACTTTCTACCTTTTCTCCTTTGGGTGTTGTGTTCTCAATATCCAGAGAGATAGACTTCTCTACCCCACAGCACGACGAGCGAATCCGCTTATGGTTGATGGCTCCTATAACAATCCCCATAATACCAAGCCCTAAAGAGAGCCACGATACAATCTGCGTCCCCGTGGAAGTGTCGCTCATTTATGATTTGTAGAGAAAGAAATCCCACGATCAATTACCAATCGCTCTACGAAGGATGGCTGGAAGTAGGCTCGGGCGATCTTCTCAACCAGAGCCGGATCATACTCTTTGCAAGAGAAGCAGTCCAGAAATGCGGCGTTTCTCTCTTCTGCGAAATGTCCGCATAGATGGCTCGTGGTTAGATGGGTCTGGAAACTGAATCCTAATTTGTCGTCTTTTCCGAAATGCTGTATTTGCGTGTTCCCATAC